AAACCTACGCCTCCAGTATCAAAACCTGTACACTCGCGTCCAAAACTGTTGCTTCTGCTGTCAAAGCTGTAATACCTGCTCCAGACATTATAATCCAACCGTCAGCTTCCAGTGAAATCGTATCTGCTCCTCCGCTAAACACCAGATCAACGGCTTGCGTAGATCCTACATAAATAAGGTCTGCCGTGACCAAAGTCCCAAAAGGAATTGTTACTACACCTGCTAAAAGCGTGACACTATATGTATTAGAAGACACTTCAGTAAACGTAACCTGAGGACCCGTAGTTGAAGTTGGGTTAACAGTTGGAGCCCCAATAACCAAAGAAGCACTTGGTCCACCAGGAGCGATTGGGTAACTTATAGTACCTGTTACAGTTGCAGTTGACATTTCTTAATTCCTTTATTTCAAAGCTTCGTTAAGACCAAAACTCAAACCTATCATAGCTGCTGATCCCACAACAAATCCCATGATAAAAATCGTTCCTGGTCTTAAATACCAAACTTCTTTTTTGTTCAACTGATTACGCAGGTAAGCAGTTTCACTTTGCCTTAACTTCTCAGAGTCTGTAAAGGACTCTTTCCATTTATCACCTATTTGTTCAGTGACTTCTATATTCAACTTAAGACTCCCAATCTCTAAGTCTTTCAATTTCACTTTTGACTCCAGAGTCGGGATATATAGGTCTTTAAGTTTTTTAAACTCTGCCAAATCCTGTAACATCCTTGTTGCAGTTTCTTCATCAAAGAATATCCCCACTTTACCATCGATTTCCACAATTCTTTTATTTCCATAATCCTGTCCAAATCCTGTCAAAGGCATTACTAATAATATACAAAGTGCGAACACCCTTATTTTAGTAAGTTTTTAGTACCCCAAATCATTAAATCTGTCCAATTTCTGTTTCAGGGTAAGCTTTGAGATCTCTTTTCTATCCTTATCCATATCTGCTTTAATTTCAGCTATTTTGGAGTCTACCTCCGCAATTTGTTCTTCTGTAAAGTCTATTCTTGTTTTTATAATAGCTTTTTTAACTTCTAGGAGATCAATTTCCTTCTTTTTCTTCATTAAATCGAGTTTCCTATTATATATACACATAGAAATGACTTCATCTTTAACAAATATAAGACCAGAAACGGCAGCAATGAAGGCAATTCCCCCCAAAATCCATTTCCAGTATTTTTTCATATACAGAAAAACTCTTTTAAAAAAAGAAATCATAATTATTCCTCAATTTCTTTAGGAAGAGAAGTTCTACTATCTAATTTCTCTTGTAATTTCACCTTATTAGTAAGAGTCACAGTAACGATCTTATACAAAAATAGACTTAGAGATCCCAGAGCCCCACCTATCAAGATTTTAGCTTGGTAAGTTTCCTCTGGAAGTAAAAGTCCCCCAATACATCCAAGTATCAGGGAGAGAAAATGTATAAAGCGAAGACCTAATACTGTCTTAAAAAAGGGTATACGCTGTTTAAATCCTTGTGTAAGGGATGCAATAATAAGGGGAAGAGCGAAGTAAACTCCCTTATCTAGAACCAAAGTTAAAATATCGTCCATTTTTCCTCCTAATAATGTGTTCCAAGAATTTCAGAAATGAAAGTAACATACACTGTTACTGGAACTACCTTGTCATTGGTCAATTCTACAACAATTGGAAATCCATACAACCTCATAGAATTAGGACCTGCTGCATTATTTGCAGGTAGAATATCCGTATCGGTATGCAGGTATTGGGCTATCTCAGCACTTCCTGTAATAGTTCCACTTGCTTGAGAGACTCCTCCTATATGTGTAGTATCCGGATCAAAAGGAGTGCCACACCAGCCCCCACCATAAAGAACATCATAGTCTAAGTCCCCAGCGGGGGCAACCTCATGTCCACTACTAATTGTAATCGCAAGTTTAGTTATAGGAACACTGCTAGCGGCATCCCATACTCGGACAACATCTGTTGCTCCACCAGTTGCAGATAGAGTTACTGTTTTTACTGTTTGCCTAAATTGTCCCATCTGGTCCTCCTATTAAGCGTTCATGCCTAAAATTTCAGAAATAAAAGTAACATATACAGTCACAGCGGCAGCTTTTGCATTAGTTAACTCCAAAACAATTGGAAGCCCATTCTTTTCCATAGTATTAGGACCGACAACGTTATTAGTTGCTAAAATATTATTTGTTGTATAAACCACAGCGGCAATTTCAGCACCACCTGCAATAACATTATTTAGCTGAGAAATTCCACCAGAGTGAACAGAATTAAATGGAGTTTGTACCCATTTTCCACCGAAAACTACATTCCATGCCAGATTTCCTGCTGCGGTTATTACTCCAGCACTACTAATAGCTATAGAAAGTTTAGTCAAGGGAACGCTAGTAGGTAAATCCCAGACCCTAACAGTAGGGGTTGCGCCGCCTGCAGCCGTCAAAGTTACTTCATGTGTAGTTTGTCGAAATTGTCCCATTCACGTCTCCTATACGGATCTATTATATTTTCTATTTTATCACGAAATGTGTCTAGGGACTAAAAGAAAGGTTAATTATTCGTCAAGATCATCTTCTTCGGTGATAGTTAGAGCCTCAAGACGAGAGGTAGCAAACTTTTTAACGCTTTTATATACGCCTTTAGTAGATACAAATTCCCAATCCTCTTCTTTTAATTTACCTTCCAAGGATTCAAGCTCTTCTAGGAAAGTATTAGCACTAATACGGCTAGAACCTTCTTCTTTGTCTGCACGAGCACATAGACCCACAATCACTGGAAGAGGCTCTACGGGGCTCTCAAGCTTCTCAATGCGGTCTTCTAGCTTAGACTCCATCTCTCTTTGAACTCTATCTGTAACTTCTTTTGGCTTGGAAATCAAATTCTCCATAACATTCTGAGCAATAGAAAATTCTTCCTCGATTGAAGTTTTATTTCTCTTTGCCGCATTTTCATAATATTCAAAATATTCTTCCTCTTTTAAAAGTCTAAGAATAGGTGGATTTCTACGTGTAATAATACGCCTAAAATCAATAGAATTTTTAATTGCTTCAAAAGGAATATATTGCGTTACAATGTATGGTTTTCTAGTCTTTGGAATAGTGAGATGATAAATTTGATCACTAATATTAAAAGACATAGAAATCTGGGTAGAGCCCATATTCTGGACATATACCTCTTTCTCTTCTGCAAAATACTTGATAAAACTTGTAATTGTGTTTCCCGAAAAACCTTCATTATTGGATTTCATTTTCAAATCTCCTGGCTCTCCCTTTAATCTTATTATAAAGGGGTCCTTGTTAAAAACGATAGCTGAATTATTCTTAAGAAGAATTCTAGCCTTTGCAGGACTGGTATATGATAAAAATTTATTGTCCAGATCTAGGACAGGTATGTTCTTCTCAGACATTTCCAGCTCTCGCTGATCTCTCTTAAAGTTAATTCTCTAAGAGGTTAATGTTACAAAAAATAAAAGACCGGGGAGTCGAAAGGAGGAAAAGCCCCCCCGGTCTCAATTAAGCATATAAACTACTTGGATCCTTTTGCCGCTGCACGGGCATTAGGAATACCAAAACCAATCATTTCCACGAAAGCCCAACCTTTTACAGTCTCTTTGAGGCTGTATTTGTTGTAAGGCTCAGAGAAAAGACTAATTCTTTCACCCATCTCACCCAAATAATCTGCACCAGTCGTGGCGTAGAAAGTACCGGCAGGAATAACTTCCTCAGAAATAATACCAGCGGAGGTAAGGATTTGCGCATTAAGGATGTTACCAATATAACCGGAAAGCAGCAATTCTCGCTCAGTGACCATATCAACTGCAGCAGACATAGTTTTAACAATGTCAGAAATTTCAGCACGGTTAATCCAGAAGTTATCAACAATCAGACGATGACGCTCAACCTGGAATCTAACATCTTCAAAAGCACCAACACCAAGAGACGCAAACGTGGTCTCAGTATTAACTGCCGTTGAAATTCTGTCCACCAGATTTATCGCAGCTTTGTCCTCTTGAAGTTCAATTTCCTGACGAGCAGTATCCTGCGCACGATCCAGAACATCAAAGTTCATCTGATAGATGTCTTGAATGTCAATGGTCGGGAAGGACGTGACTTTGAATTCTTCAGGGGTGATCCATTTGGTTTTGATGCGAGCTTCAGGAGTCTGACCATCTTGACCAATAATGTACGCAACGGAACGAATATCTTTAGGAATACGGAAAAGCTCGGCTTGTCCCAATTTCCTTACTCGATACATTTTACGAGCAAAACCTTCATAGTCCAAGATCGCCTTGATAGGAAGAGCTAGCTCTTGCCCAACAAGTTTGAAACCTTGTCCAGTCGGGTCGTTAAGGGCAGCGGCGAGGACCTTACGTCGCTCATCGGTGCTCATCCGGCTCTCAGAAGCACTACGAGCAGTAAGACCATTAGAAGGGTCTTTCGTAACTTTTCCTAGAAGCTGGTAAATTTGATGAAGAGCATCGCTCTTATCATAGGCATTAAGTTCGCCCGCTTTGTCGAACATACGCCGATCTGATTGCCCAGCAGTAACGCCACGGGA